ATGTACACTGAAATGGATATGGGTAAATTTGCTGCAGGAGAAAAGGGAACTTTAGCCTGCACAATCGCTTGCAGATATTACTCTCTTGAAATTGATGGCGAGCAGTTAATCGAAGTCGATATTGATAATATGACCAGAATTATTGGCGGAGTTGATAAGATGGTTGAAATTCGTGACGCAATAGGAATTTAACAAACGACAAATATGCAAAATATCAAATTAAATTATCCAATCGAATCAAGTGGTTCAACTATCACTGATTTGAATATGAGAAGATCAAAAGTCAAAGATCGTCTTATTGTAGCTAAAATGAAGAATTCATCTGACGAAGAAAAAGAAATCAGGCTTTTTGCTAATCTTTGCGAAGTAGCTCCCAATATTATTGAAGAGCTGGATGAGTCTGATTATTCCAATTTACAAAAAGCATATATGGATTTTTTCAAATCCGAGGGAATATAAGGCGGGCCATCATAATTCTCTCAAAAATCACTCATTGGCCACTTTCTGAAATTTTAGAACTTACCGAAGAAGAGTTCTGCTTATTTTACGATGAAGCGATCTTGATACAAAAAGAAACTAACGAAATTTAATTGAATTATGCCAGCTACTAATGCATCAGTTTCAGTTTTAATTGGCGCAAAGCTTGGTAAATCATTTAAAGGTGCTTTTGGGTCTGTAAATAAGCAATTATCTTCACTTGGCTCTGCTATAAAAAAAGTCACTGATAGAGCAAATCAAATTGAAGCTTTTAGAAATTCATCAAGAGCTACTAAAGAAGCATCAATTGCTTATAGGGATGCCAAGCAAAAATTAGATGCTTTATCAAAAGAAATTGCAGCAACTGATAGTCCATCAAAGCAGCTACAAAATAATTTTAGAAAAGCCAAAAGATTAGCTGATCAAACAAAGAAATCTTTCCTTGATACCGCTAGCTCAACGAGGCAGATGGGCAAAGCACTTCGCTCTGGTGGAGTTGATATTAAAAACTTCAACTTAGAGCAAGCAAAATTAAGCAAAAATCTTAATGTTTTAAAGAGAAGGCAATCAGCTCTACAAAATAATCAAAATGCCAAGGATAAGAATTTAAGTAATAGAGCAAATTATCGCTCCCAAATGGTTGATGCTGTGGCTCTTGGTGGAGTTTTATATTCAGCAGTAAAGCCAGCAGTAGACTTTGAATTAGCGATGGCAAAAGTTGGCGCTATTACAAATGAAGCAGCAGATAGCAAAGGATTTAAAGCTTTAACAAAACAAGCAAGAGAACTTGGCAGAACTACTCAATATACAGCAAGTCAAGCTTCGGAAGCCATGCAATTTCTTGGCATGGCCGGTCTTAGTACCAATCAGATTTTAGCTGCAACTCCATCTGTATTAAATCTAGCAATTGCTGGAAATATGGATCTGGGTAGAACTGCAGATATTGCCTCAAATATCCTAACTGGCTTTAATATGGAGGCCGAAAGAACTGGTGAGGTGGCTGATATTCTAGCCCAAGCATCTAGATCAACAAATGTAAATGTTGAAATGCTTGGTCAAACCATGAAATTCATTGCTCCTGCTGCAGCTGCTGTCGGTGGAACTCTAAGTGAAACTGCAACTTTAGCAGGTGTTTTAGGGGATGCTGGTATTCAAGCAACTATGGCAGGAACGATGCTTAGATCAACTTATTTGAGATTAGCAGCTCCTGCAAAAGCTGGAGCTAAGGCTTTGGGTCAGATGAGAAATGAAATGGGAATCTCTGCTGAAGAAATGCCAGATGTTGCCAAGGAAGCACTACTTGCTCAAAAAAGATTAAGTGGTCTCGGAGTTAAAATCTTTGAAAATGGCAAGATGCGATCAATGGTTAGCATTTTAAAAGAAATGCATCACGCAACCAAAAATCTAGCTGACGATGAAAAACTATCAATAATCAAAGATATTTTTGGCACTAGATCAACTGCTGGAGCACTTGCAATATTTAAATCAGTAGAAACTGGCAGATTAGATGAGGTAGAGCAAAAAATTAACAATGCCAATGGTGCAGCTAAAGAAATGGCTGATCGTTTAAAAAACACTACATCAGGAGCATTTAAGGAATTTAAATCAGCAATTGAATCAGTTGGAATTTCTATTGGTTCGGTTCTACTTCCTGCTTTTGCTTCAATTGCTAAAACCGCAGCAAATGTTGCAGGAAGAGTGAGTATATTTGCAGAAAAGTTTCCAGTTTTAACCAAATATCTTGGTTTAGCAATTGCTGGAATGATTAGCTTTAAAGTGGCTAGTATTGGAATGGGATTTGCCTTTACCTTTTTAAAAGGTGGATTCCTATCAGCTAAAGGAGCTTTACTTGCTTATAAAACAGCAATGACCTTGATAAACTTTTATATCCCAAAAGTTATTCTGGGCATTAAGGCACTTGGAATTGCAATAATGAGTAATCCAATTGGGCTAATAATTGGCGGAATTGCAATTGCAGCAGGATTGTTGATTAAAAATTGGCAACCAGTTGGAGAGTTTTTTAAGAATTTATTTAGTGGAGTAATTGGATATATTAAAAAAGCTTTTGAATGGGTCAGTAAATTATTAAAACCGCTAGCAAAAATTAAAGATGTTGTTGGTAAAGGAATCAGTTCTGTAAAGGGTATATTTTCTGATGATGAGGCAAGCAATCAAAGCCAAATTGGTGATACGATTAAAGATTTAGAATCTGATAATTCTGATTTTAGCAAGATAATTGAAACTAGTAATATTTCTAATATTGCTGGCAATAACTCAAATTCCAATATTTCAATTTCTGCTCCAATTACCATTAACGCACACACCAATGCCGATGAAAAAGCTATAGCAAATCAGGTTAGAATAGCAATTGACGAGGTGATGCATAAATTTGCAGTGAGAAAGCAAGCACTCAATTTTGATTAGGAAATTATGGCATTAGATTTCTTTAAAAATATCAGCTCTAAATTAACAGTTAATAATCTACTAAAAGTTGATATGATGCTTCTTTTAGGTGCTTATCGCTTTGCCATCAAAAGCTCTGCTTATCAAACCCTAAAAAGACAAAGCGAATATCGCTGGCAAGAGATTAACCGAATTAATGCTAATCCAACTTTGCAATTTACTGGTTTTGGCGTTGAAACCATTGATCTTGAAGGAGTTATTTATCCTCATTTTAAAGGAGGATTAAAGCAAATAACTTTAATGAGAGCCCAAGCAGGACTTGGAAAACCATTATTTCTTGTTTCTGGTAATGGCTTTGCTTTTGGTAGATGGTGCATTGTAAAGATCATTGAAAATCAAAGCAATTTCTTAAATGATGGAGCTCCAAGGAAAATTGAATTTTCTATTAGCTTGAAGCGATATGGCGAAGATCAAAAAAGAGGAATTAAAGGCATTATTCAAAATGCTGTAAGTAGCTTATGAGTATTATCTACACTACAAAAGACGGCGATATTTTGGATCAAATTTGCCAAAATTATTATGGCAAAACTAGCAAAATTGTTGAACAGCTAATTGAGGCTAATCCTCATATTGTAGAGCTTGAACCAGTATTTGAAGCAGGAATCAAAATTACTCTACCTGATATAATCGAAGAAAAAGAATCTGAAACAGTAAAACTCTGGACGTGAAACCAATATTTAAAATTGAAGCTGATGATAAGGATATAACTGATATTTTATCTGCCAGACTGATTTCTTTAAATATTAGCGATGAAACTGGTTTAGTTTCTGATAAGGTAGAAATTCTTTTAGATAATCGAGATAATATTTTGGATATTCCGCCCAGAGGAACTACGCTAAAAATTTATCTTGGCTATGATAAAGAAAATCTATCCTTAATGGGTAGTTTTATTGTTGATAATATTAGCCTTTCATCTCCTCCTTCAAAACTTAGGATCATTGCAAAAGCAAGCTATGGTAATGATAAAAATCTAAGCAATAAAATCAGATCACCAAAAAGCAGATCATGGCATGAATATAGCTTGGTTGGAATAATTTCTAAAATTGCTAAGGAGCATAAATTTGAAAGCTTAATTGATGAATATTTTAACCAAATATACATCAATCATATCGATCAAACCAATGAGAGCGATTTATCATTTTTGGTTAGCTTATCGCAAAATTACGATGCTTTAATTAAGTTCATCACTGGCAAATTGGTTTTTGCTAGAAAAAGCCAAGCTCTATCAATTAGTGGCAAGGAATTGCCAACAACAGAAATCTTTGAAAATCAAATTGAGAATTGGCGACTAGATATCCTTGATCGAGGAAAATTTGGCAAAGTGATTGTCAAATATCACGATTTTGCAACAGGAGAAGAGAAACAGGTTTTTGCAGGAAATGATGATCCTGCTTACGAGATAAGATTTACTTTTACTGACGAATCAAGGGCTATCAATGCAGCCAAAACCAAATTAGCAGAATTTGAAAGAGGAATCACAAAATTAGAATTATCACTTGCTGGTAATCCAAACCTATCTGCTGAAAAGCCAATAATCATTCCAGATATCAGATATCTAAAAGATAAAAATTGGATCATCAACTCAGTAAATCATGAGTTAAGTGACCAAGGATATAAATCCACTATCAACGCAATAGAAAAATTTTAAATGCTTAAAAAAGACGAAAAAGCAAAACAGATCTCCTTGAGCGAAATTGAACTTGAGGCTCTTTTAATAAAAGCTTCAAAACAAGGCGCTAAAGCTGCTCTAAAAGAAATTGGTCTAGACGATGATTTAGCCTATATGGATATAGCAAATCTTCGTGAATTATTAAAATCATTTCGCATGGCAAAAAAGCATGCCTTTAAGGTTTTTATCAGATGGATGGTTTTTGGGTTCATGACCTTAATTACCGCAGGATTCATAGCACTTATTGGTGATAATATTAATTTTAAATAAACAAAGAAATGCCTCAATTTGGAAGAAGATCAAAAGAGCAATTATCAAGCTGTCATGCTGATTTACAGACGCTATTCAATGAAGTGATTAAACATTATGATTGCACGATTCTTGAAGGGCATAGATCAAATGAAGATCAGTTAAAAGCATTTAATGCCGGCAAATCAAAAATCAAATCAGGTGGTAAACATAACCACTCACCATCTCTTGCAGCTGATGTTGCGCCATGGCCGATTGATTGGAAAGATAAGGATCGTTTTTACCATTTTGCAGGAACAGTTCAAGGCATCGCAAAAATGCTCAATATTAAAATCCGTTGGGGTGGAGATTGGGACTCTGATAATGATCTAAAAGACCAAACTCTATATGATTTACCTCATTTTGAATTAATAACTGATTAATTAAAACGATGACAAATAATTTTTTACAAGATTCTAAAGGCAATAAATCCTCCAAAAGGTTATGGGGTTCAATTCTATTGGGTATTGGAATTATATTTTCGGTAATTTTATTTGCCTATTCACTTTATGAAGGAGCTGCAGATGCAGCAACAGCTCTTGGTATTATTAATATGTTTTTAATATCAGGTGGTGGCTTGCTTGGCGTTGGCGTATTTGAGAAAGGAATAAATATAAAAAGAAAATGCTCGAAGGACTAA